CAAGACAATTCTGTAGAAGTTTAATCAATCGTAATATGGTGTTCCGTATTGAAGATATGGATAGACTAGTTAACGATGAGGGAGACTCTGCATTGGTGTGGAGAGGTGGTTATAACTGCCGTCATTCTTGGAGTAAAATATTGTATAGAAAAGACGCAACTATTGTAAATAAGGCATCAGTAAACAAAGGTAAAGTATACAAAGAAGATGGTATATTCCCAACTGATATTGAACCTACATTGGATGTATTAGGATATGGTCAACCTGATACAAGAACATCAAACCCATCATTCTCAAAAGATAAGATGGAAATTGTTGAACCGAATATCAATGTATACGGATACCACACAAGATTTTTTCAAATCTGTCCTGGCGCAGTGGAAACATTCAAACATCTAATATCTATGGAAGTAGATGAAGATACGGTTGGAATGATTAGAAGTGCAGCACAAGTTGCCGACAATGTATTCCGTATTGAGGATGAGGTTATCAAATCTCAAAATGCAACACTACATCAATATCAGGAAGCTGCAATTTTGGTGGAGGACTTTAAGGATATTATCCACGAGATAGATGAACTAACCGGTATGGTACACGATGTATCTTATATGGATGGTCATGTTGAAGTAATCAAAGAATACTTGGATAATGAGGAATTGGGTTATGATAACATCTTGCCGGTATTCCAAGATCCTGGCATTAGAAGAAAGAAGAAAAGAAAGTATTTTGAAACCTATAATGACTATCCTGAGGCTGCTAAGAACAATGCTTGTAAGGTATTGAGATGGAGAGATGAACACGGTGATGAGGTTAAAGGTATGACCCAAGTAGGTTGGACGCGTGCAAACCAATTGTGTAAGGGTGAAAACATCTCTGAAGAAACGATTGGAAGAATTAGTGCATTCCAAAGACATAGAAAAAATTCTGAGGTTGCACCTGAATTTAAATCTACACCATGGAAGGACGCAGGTTATGTTGCTTGGTTAGGATGGGGTGGAACTACTGGCATCGAATGGGCAAGTAGAAAGTTGGAAAGTATTAGAAGAGATAAAATGTCCAAACAAAAGTTCCAACTTGATGAGGATAAAAGAATTGTTGTGGGACCGGCAATGGTTCCTGATTTGGAGATATTCCGTAAAGATAAAAACGGAAACCCATACTATGTTACATTCAAAGAAGACACAATCAAGATGATTGCTGAGAAGTATATGAGAAACAAATACATTGACAACAACGATACCGAACACAATGGTAAAGCTGCACAAGATGTATATGTAATTGAGAGTTGGATTAAAGAAGATGAACAAGACAAATCCAACAAGTATGGTTTTGAAGATTTGCCGGTAGGTACTTGGTTTGTCTCAATGAAAATCAAAAATGATAATGTATGGAACATGGTAAAAGAGAAAAAACTAAATGGTTTCTCTGTATCAGGTTTCTTTGAAGAGGTAGAACAATTCTATAAAGAAGAAGAGTTTTTAAGACAATTAGCCGAAATATTAAAAAAGGTATAGTCTATATATACAAATTTTATATTTCATAATATAAACAGAAAATAAATAAACAAATTATGTCAAATCCAAAAACTGCAATTCAAGAAATTAAGAAATTAATGGTTCAGTTCGGACTTTTGTCCCCTGAGAATTTTGCTGAAGCAAAGTTGGTTGATGGTACTGTTGTTAAAGTTGAAGGTGATTTAGTTGAAGGTGCTGCTATTAAGGTGGTTACTGAAGACGCTGAAATTCCTGCACCTGACGGAGTACACGAACTAATGGATGGAACGAAAGTAGAAACCAAAGATGGTATTGTTGTAAAGGTAGAAAAGGTAGAAGAGTCTCCTGTAGTTGAAGAAGCTATGGAAGAAGAAGTTATCGAAACTGAAGTACCTGCAGAAGTATCATCAGTTGCTGAACCAGTGGTTGCTGCCATTGTAGAAGCTATTCTACCTGTTCTTGAGGAGGTAAAAGACCTTGCTGAAGAAATGAAAAAAATGAAAGTAATGATGGAATCATACAAAAATGATTTTGAATCTTTCAAAAAAGAACCTGCTGGTAAGAAAATTAACGGCGGAAAAACAGACTTTTCTAATGTAGAAAAGATTAATTCTGATGATGCAAGAATTGCTACCATCATGAGTTTCAGAAAACTAAAAAAATAATTAAAACAAAAACAATTTAAAAATGAAAAATTATTCAAAAGCAGATTTTGGTTATGTTGTTTCCTCCATTACCGGTTTTACCGACCAAACTTCACAAGAGTTGATGATGAAAGCTCTTGTTGGTGGAACTACTGCTAAAGTATCCAATGTAAAATTAGGTATCAAAGGTACACAACAAATTCAAATTTTAGACTCAACTCCAGCATTCCAAGCAGGTGCTTGCGGATGGAGCCCAAGTGGAACTACCACTTTCTCTCAAATCTCTTTGACTGTATGTCCTGAGAGAATTAACGAAAACCTTTGCCCTGATGCATTGTATTCTACTTATCAATCATTGTTGTTACAAAAAGGTGAAACTGAAGAATCAGTTCCGTTCGAACAGCAAATTGCAGATTTGAAAGTAAAACAAATCCAACAAAGAATTGAACAAAAACTATGGCAAGCAACTACCGCTGGTGGTGATTGTTTCGATGGTTTCAAAGCATTGTTGGTATCAGGAGCTACAGGTACTGCAGTATCTGCTAACCCAACTGCATTCTCTTCATCTGCTGATTATGGTGTATCTGGTAACCCTATCACTGAAGTAGATAAATTAATCAACGCACTTGATGACAACGCACAAGCGTTGGAAAACCTTGTAGTGTTCATGTCTTACCCAAACTACAGATTGTATGTTCAGGCATTGACTAAGGCTAACTTCTTCCAAAACTACATTGGAAACTCTGTGGTTATCGGTGGAGAGGCTAACTCTTTCGCAGTACATCCAAACTCTACTGTTAAGGTATATCCTACTATCGGTCTTGCTGGTTCTGGTCGAGTTGTAATCGGACCTGCTGACTATTTCGTAGTTGGTTTTGACCTTATGTCAGATCACGAAAAATTGGATATGTGGTGGTCTCGTGATAACGATGAGATTCGTATCCGTGGTAACTACAACTATGGTGCTGCTCTAGTTCGTTTCGCAGGTGTAAACTACTTCGCAACTAACAACATTGCCTAATCGTTTAAGTACATAAAAAAACTGAGGGGTGAAAGTCCCCTCAAATTTAATAAACGAAAAAATTAATAATATAAAATATGTCTTGTTTTATTTCACAAGGAGTTTCCTTAAACGAATGTTCAGATAGTATTGGTGGTGTTAAGAAAATCTATATTGCAGGTGGGTCAGGAACTACTCTTGGTGGTGTGACTGGTTTTACTTACGATGCGGATGACGAAATTACTGGTGCAACTGCAGCTACAGGTACTGTATTCTACGGATTTGAACTTAAGAGAGGAACATCTTCTTTAACTCAAAATATTCAAAAGTCATTTGAGAATGGTACCATTTATTTTGACCAAGAATTGTTGGCTGTTATGTACAAATACGATGCGGATAAGAGATTGATACTTCAGAACTTAACTCAGAAGGACAACCTACAAATCATTGCAATTGACCAAAACGATACTCAATATATGTTGGGTCAAGTTAGAGGTATGTACACATCAGCAGGAGCGGCAACAACCGGTCTTGCACTTGGTGACAGAAATGGATTCGAAATTACTTTCTTAGGTCAGGAACCTGTACCTGCTAGAGTAATTAGCGGAACACTTTCAACTGTATTCTCAGGTGCTACATTTAATGGATAATCGTAAATAGGGGTTGAACCCTATGTTTATCTATATAAAATGTGCGCAGTAAAAAGTCTTAAATGTGCGCAATCAATAAAAGGAGTGTGGGTGACCACCTCCTTTTTTTATGTCTAACTATTCCAAAAACAAATTATTTATATTTAGTTATATAGAGTTATCTTATGGTTATATTAAATAAAGGACAGGAAAATGAATTGGTGTTGAATATTAACAATAATTCAAGACAGACATTTACCGGATACACTTTAACATTTGTTCACGCTTTATCACAAGAGAGTAAGTCATACACTATCGATAAATCAAATCCTGCACAATATGGTCAGA